TATTATTTCCTCATTACGTTGCGGTTAGATACATACACTTATGCCGTGTATACGCCTACTTCCTTTCGGCCAACAACGTATTTTAATATAAATATGTTACTTCTTGGTATTTGGTGGCGTAGATGCCTGACGAATTTGTTCTTCAATCTTTAATTGAAGTTGTGCTAGGAACTGAGCGTCAGCTCCTCGAATAGTTAATGCATCTAATCCGGCACGTATTAATTGTAGTTCTGGTAAATCGTACATAACTTATTGAGCTTGATGTTGTTGTTGAAGTTTATAAACTAATGAGTATATTGTTTCTACATGTTCTCCGCGAAATGAAGATTCTTTAATTAGAGCTAATAACAATTCAATCTCTGCTTTAGATAAAGAAAAAGCATCTCGTTCCGGAGATTGAGATGCTTGTATATCTGTGGTTGTTTGTTTAATTTTATTTAAAATACTCATATATGTATTATATAAAAATTTATGCATAAATCCAAATTTCATCATCATCCGTATCTACATGGATTGTACCATAACCAAATGATGCGCCACCGTAAATTGGAGCTGGACTCGCAGCAGTCTGACCTGTTCCTGTTTGAACTGCGCCTACATATACTGATGGTGAGAATGTTGAAGTTGCAGCGTTAAATGAACCCGTGAATCCCCAACGTGTTGAAGTTGAATCATATCCAAATAATTCACCTACATTTTGAGTGCCTTGTTGTACAACAATACCACCATCTCCTGGAGCTGCTGCACCTGATGCAAATAATACGAAACGATCTGCTACTAGTAAGTTTTGCGTATCTTGGAATGATGCGGTACCATTAACGAGTAAATCTCCTTGTACCGTTAAATCATTTGAAATTGTAACATCATTAGGTAAACCAATTGTTAAGGTTTGTCCTGACATTGATGTTTCAACTTCATTTGCAGTACCAGCAATTGTTAATGCTTGGGTTTGAAGACCCACCGTACCATTTCCAGCTGATCCAGATACTGATAATGTTGTTGCTAAGCCAGTTAATCCACTACCATTACCTGTAAAAGATCCTGTGAATGAACCAGTTAAAACAGAATTTGCACCAGTTAATTGAATTGATGTAGCACCGGTGATTGTCGTACCATTATCAGTCAAAGATGAATTAACAAATTTTCCATCTGTGTCATCCCATTTAGTAATAGCATTTGCAGATAATTGTGCTGCACCTGATACTGCTACTGATACTGGAGCTGAACCATTATATGAAAATGTTGAAATACCTTCACCAGATGATAATGAATTTCCTACCGTTGCAACTACGCCGGTTAAACCAGATCCGTCGCCAGCAAATGACCCTGTAAATGAACCGGTTAATGTAACTCCGGCTTGACCATTTACAACATAATTTGCGTTATTATTTAATTGAGATATGTCACTGCCGGAGACAACAACCTTTTTCCATTCTGCCATTATTTATGTTCCTTTTTTTTATAAATATTCATAAAATACAAAATCAATCTAAACCTACAAACATTGATGCCGATGTAAAATAGATTCCACCATATGGTGCTGGATTTGTTAGTTCCGTACTTTGTGTTGCGAATATAACTACTCCGGAATTTTGTACATTAAATAAATTCAAGCTTGACGATGTAATTAAAAATGATGCATTTCCTGTTTGTACAGATGCCGTAATATTACCTGTTGCAATACGGTCTTGTATTAAATTACTCATTCCGGCAACATATGATGCTGTAACAGCAAATGATGCGGTAATATCATATAATGAACCAGTGCGTAATTGTCCCGGTTTTAGTTGTCTAGACATCTATGCCCACCTCCCATTTATAATTACTACATCTAATGCATCAATATCATATCCTAACACATTGATATCAAACACAATAGTTTGTGTTGTAATATCACTTGGAGTCCACGTATATGCTGCGTTATCTATGTATTGTCCATTAATATATATATCAAATTCATTAACTGTTGCTACTGTATTTGTTACCGGATTAATTGCAGCAAGTGCTATAGTTGAAACGGTATTTGCATTAACTCGCGTTGCTTGTTGATCCGTTAATGTAGTTAAATATGCCATTGCTGCAGCATTAATTGATATTGCAGATCCTCCACCTGAAACTACTAATGAGCCGCCGGACATTACACGTTGTTGATTTTGTAATATCGGCTGAGGTACTTGTGTTGTATTAAATATATTCAAATCGCCGACATCGACGGATATATCAAATGAAACTTTTTTAATAGAATACATTTTTCTTACAGTTTCAATTCTAGATTCTTGTTCCGATAACAAGGTACCTTGTACTGTTAATGGTATTGTTGCCCTAACTAAACGATCTTCTCCTACCGTATTTACAGTTTCGAAACTAATTGAACCAATTGCAGTTGCAAATTTATTTGCATCATTACCCCATGCAAAACGTCCATATGGCAATATCTGGTCAATCAAATCATTGAGTTGTGTGGTAAAATCACACCACACCATCATATCATATTCCAATGTAACATATTTTGGAATGTCTACAATGTAAATATTTTCCGAAGGTTGCGGTTCATTTTTTGGTATTGGAAATAATTCATCTTCATATCGATTACGTTCATTATATCTTTGTCGATATACTAATTGATTTCCAGACTGAGGTCTATTGACATCTAAAGTTCTATATGAATCTCGTTCGGCTATGCTGTTTCGTTTCAACATGATTAATGGAGATTGTAACATTCCTTTTTCATCGCGCAAATAACCTAATCTACGTACATTATCCCATTTCTCACCATTTGAAAATATTACGGGAACATTGATAACGGATTCATTAGCTGTTATTTGTGGTTGTATTTCATTGTCAATATACCATTTAATTGCATAATCAATATCATATGCCGTACGTTTTGCGGAACGAATAACATCATCATCTCTTCGTGTTTGATTTGCTCTATTTAAAAGTAAATCCGGAGTTAAGCCTTCTGTTTGATTTAATGAAGGCTTATTCGTTTTACGATCGATATTTTGTTTGTTATATTTAGGCATTAATGTCCTTTATATCCAGGTGATGTATTATTTCCTCCACGTCTGATATCTTTAATACCTTGTGGAGTTTGTCTCGTTGCATGGCCATTACAAATTACAGATACGCTATAACCATGATTCTCGCCATTAGGCCATGTATCAGGATTTTTACCTACAAAATACTGATTAGCATCAACGTTATCTAATTCATAATATTCATTATCCCAAAATACAATATCTCCAACTTCTGGATAAAATGCGGCACGTTCTAAAATGTCTCGGGATATAGCAAATGTAGCAGTACGCGTATAACTATGACCATAATCATCCATGTTAGCCGACTTTTCATCCTTCGTAATTAAGCACGGAATCAAAATGGAGTCATAATATGCCTTGCGTTCTGATTCGCCGTATATATTGGCGTTACTAGCCTCTACAAGCAGTTTAAAGAACTCAATTTCAGTATCGATGATTGCATTAATCAATTCTGAATTAATTGCTGCTAAAAATCTCGCATCTCTTTGACCGCCAAATAGAGCCATAATTTATCCTATATATATTTTCAAAGGCACTTTGCCTAGTATTTCAGTCATTTGTGTTGCTTCTGCATTTTGTCGAGTTAGCATTTGTTCTTTAGTCATTTTTTCTAAAAATTCTCGAAGCTGTGTTATTAATGCTTCTTTTTCAGATTGACCTTGTGATACTAAATCAGAACCATTAAGCGTTACTTCTCCGTTTGGAATTGGAACTGAAGAATATTTGCTACGTACATATCCTAATGTTTCTTTAACAAGAGCCGTTCCATAACGTATAATCCAAGCACGACCCATATCATTAATTGCATTATAACTTTGATATGTATATGGAATGTTAGAAGCGTCTGTTATTAAATCGTCTTGTACCGCACTATTTCCGAACAATATAGCATTTTTAGATTTTTCTTCCTCAAATAAAAATTCAATCCAAACATTTTTAAAAAATGGAGTTGCAGCAGTTCCTTGCGTACCAGGTACTGGATATAATCGTATATCGTCGCCATGTATATCAAATGAGAAATGCGATTTACGTATTTGATCATTGAATTCAATAGTTTGAATACGAAGTAAATCCATATGTATTGGCATCATCATGAAATTAA